AATGGCTTTTATCGCTAAGAAAGCTAATGCCAAGACTGTTAAGGAATGGGCAACTGTTTCTAAGAATGTTCTTGACTATGTTGATTTTAGGACTTTTGGCGCTCCAACTTTGAGCGAAACTGTTAAAGACAAGCTTGGTAATGTTGTTACTGTTGCTATTCCTCGCTCACAAATTAAGAATGAAGCTAAGATTCTTTCATTCAATTGGAAGACGCTTAATACAGATGTAATGCACCAAAGAGATCTTATGAGACTTCTTGCTCATAATGCTCACTGGGGTCTTGCTTGCAAAGACATGAAGAAGTGCAACGCTATGAGCGATTCATCTAAACTTCAAGAAACTATTGAAAATGTTGCAGCTGCTTTCCCAAGTGTTGTGTACCTTACTGAAGGTGAACTTGCTAGGCTAATTAGCGACACTTTAGTTAGAGAAAATGTAAAGAACTTTGATGATGATTCTTGTGTGTTCTTAGCTGAAGGTGTTCTAAGAACATGCTATGAAACATATAAAGATAAAGTCAATCAGATCTTTAAAATAGCTGACATGTTTGAATCTGATAGTTACGAAGGCTTCAAGCATGCTTCTGAAATCATGGTTGACAAGCTTAACGAAGTTTCAAAGACCGAAAAGATGGCTTTTGAAGATACTTACAAAGCACTTAACAGTCTTGCAGGTCTTGCTGAACATTTCGGAGATGCTTCCATTAAGCACGAAATTGCTGGTTATATGGGCGATATTGAAAATGCGCTAACTGGCAAGAAAGCTTTCGATATTGATGTTCTTGAAGAAGCAGCTGCTATGCTTAAAGCTGCCGCTAATCTTCCTATGAGTGGCGATTGGCATGTGTCTGATAAAGTTGGTAACACTGTAACAGGTGATATCGAATCTATGTCAAGATACGGCAAAATTGACGGAAGTCCCGGCAAGTATGCTTCAACAAGATCACCATTCGTTAGTGATGGCAAATCTTACGACAAGCAAGGTGTTGAAGATCTTAGGAAGGGTTATTTGACTCATGATGGTTCTGATGTTTACCCAAATGTCAAGAATCCTTATGTTCCCAAGGCTGGCGATTATAAGATTCATGGAGAAAAGACTATTGATTCAGATAGCGATGTTCTTGGTTACAATGATGGTCCCGGAACTTGGGACAAGTTAAAAAATCCTTACATTCCTTCAAATGGAATGACATTGGCTCATAGTTTCAAACTGCTTAAAGGCAGCGAAAGGGGTTGATGTGAGTATGCTACTTGTAGATTGCTGTTCCAACGGCGGTATTCATATGAATTTGAATGAGTCTGCAACTAGCGGACTCACCAGATTCCGTGGTAAATTTCAACAAGCCGATGAAATAAATAAAAACAACAGATGTTACAGTTATGATGTGCTAGACAAAAATATGCACGATTTAGTGGAATGCGTTAGCGCAAGAGGTTTGGTTGGTGAATTAGATCATCCCTCTGATTCCATTATTCACTTTGAAAAAGCTTCCCATGTCGTAACAAAATTATGGTGGGAAGGCAAGTCCTTGATGGGAGAAGGAGAAATTCTTAACACTCCACATGGTAAGATCCTCAAAGCTCTTATCAACGATGGTGTCCGTGTGGGAATTTCATCCAGAGGTGTCGGCAACGGGTCAACAAATGATAAAGGTATCTTGATGATCACAGAATCATACAAGCTCATTACATTTGACGCAGTTGCAGATCCTTCAACTTATCAGGCATTTCAAAGGAAAATTACTAAAGAAAATTATAATCCTAGTAATTTTTCCACAAAAAATGAAAGCAGAAGCATACATACTGTTAATAAGGACGCATTAATAGCTTGTTTAGGCGGGCTAATTAAGAATAAAACCAGTAATATAATAGGGAGACTGTGAGATGAACAAGATTTTCAATTCATTAAAGAAACTTCTTCCAGCAGAGCATATCAACGAAGTTGCTCAGTCTGTTAACGAGATGCTAGAAGAATCTAAGAAGGAAATGGAAGCTGAATATAATAAGAACTTAGAAGAAGCTTATATGCAGCTTACAAATGAACTTTCTCAGGCTGAAAAGACCGCCTACCATGGTTATAACGAAGCTTATGCTATCATTAATGACCTTCAGGAAAGAATCGGAACTCAGAAGGCTGAGTTTGAGAACGCTCTTGAAGAAGGTTACGAAGAAGCTTATCAGATGCTTCTTGCAGAAAGAAGCAATAAGAATAGCGTTGAAAGCGACCTATACGAAGAGTATGATGGTAAGCTTAAAGAAATGAAAGAATATATCGTTGACAAGGTTGACGAATTCCTTCAAGTCAAGGGTGTTGAAATTTACGAGCAGGCGAAGAGAGATCTTCTTGCTGATCCTCGTATTGTTGAACACAAAGTTGCACTCGATAAGATCGTTAATATCGCTTCTGATTATATCGCTGGCGATGAACAATTCTTCTCAACTTCCGGCAAGCTTGAAGAAGCTCGCAAGTCTACAGAAGATCTTAAGGGTCAGCTAAGAATCATGGAAGCAAGGAACATTCGTCTTTCAACCGAGAATACGAAGTTGAATGAAAGTGTTCGTAGAGCTTCTGAAGTCATTGGTGAACATCGTGTTGATCGCACAAGAAGAGTCATCAGTGAGCAGAAAGAGCGTGGTATGAAAGCAAGAGTTGCAAGCGGGAGAGGTCAGTTAGTAACTGAGAATGTTCAGGTTATTTCTGAATCAAACTCAGCGAATGTGGACAACGATCTTCTCGTTCTTTCAGGAGTCAAGAAATCTAAGTAAGTTTTATAATAAAGAAAGGTAACTACAATGAGTCTCAATTCAACTTATTTGAACGAAGCTAAAGAACTGGAGAGCCGTTGGGCAAAAACTGGTCTTCTCAGGGGTATCGAAGATACTCATACCCGTGCTGCAACCGCAGTGCTTCTTGAGAACCAACGCCTAATGCTCGAAAGAGAAAAGCTATTTAACGAAGTGTCAACCGACACCGCAGATGTCGCACAGTTCAAGAGGATTTCAATTCCTCTCGTGCGCAGAATTTACCCACAGCTTATCGCTAACAAGATTGTAAGCGTTCAGCCACTACTCGGACCAACTGGTTTGGTGTACTATCTCCGTTTCCGTTATTCTTCCAACAAGGGTAGCGTTCGTGGAGCTAGCAACAACGGTGGTTTCCCCGGAGACGATATTAATTCACTCCAGCAGCTTGCTGATGGTACTGCTAACCTCGATGTTTATTATTCTTCACAGTTTATTAACAACGAATCAACCAGCACCGATGCAGGCGCAGATGTTAATAGCGTATTCAGCCCACTTGAACACACTCCAATCCTCGCAGGCACCATCACTGGTACTGTCTATGATGGTTCAACCGCTGTTCAGACATTCGTTGTCTCTTCAAACGGCACCTTCAGCTTTACCGCAATCGGTTCACCTACTAACAGAGCAACAGCTGGTAGCATCGATCTTACCACTGGCGAATTCACACTCACTTGGGATAATGCACCCGGTCCAAACAACTGCACAATCTCTTATGAGTACAATATGGAGTGCAATCAGGATCTTCCTGAAATCAATCTCGTAATTGAATCAGAAGATATCGTTGCTAAGACCCGTAAGCTCAAGGCTGTATGGTCTTATGAAGCACAGCAGGATCTCCGTAGTCAGCACAATCTTGATGCTGAAGCTGAGTTGACCGCTGTTCTTGCACAGGAAATCAACCTCGAAATCGACCGTGAAGTTCTTGGTGACCTTCGTAACAACGCAGGTACGGTTTCAGCTTGGGACTTCTCAACTGCAATCGGTCAGACCATCAAGGAAAAGTACGAAGCCCTTTATGTTAAGATCATCGAAGTTTCTAACGTCATCCACAGAAAGACCCTCCGTGGCGGCGCAAACTTCATCGTGACCTCACCTGAAGTTGCTTCAATCTTCGAAACAGCAACCGCTGGTTTCGCTCCTGCTCCTTCTGAGACCTTCACAAGCTCACTCGGCGTTCAATATGTCGGTACGGTCGCTAACCGTTATCGTCTATACAAAGATCCACTCTTCCCAAGCAACCAGTTGCTTATGGGTTATAAGGGCGACAGCTACATGGACAGCGGTTACTTCTACTGCCCATACGTTCCACTCACCCAGACCCCAGTTGTACTCGACCCAGAGTCCTTCTGCCCAAGACGTGGTTTGCTTGTTCGATACGGAAAAAAGTTATTACGCGAAGGTGCTAAATTCTACGCAAGATTATCAATAGCCAATTTTAGAGTATGATTTTTTCATAACGTCTAACTTTACTGAAACCGCTTGTTTCCAAGCGGTTTCTTTTTATATTTAACTAAGTTAGAAACAGTCAAACTGTCGTACAAAGTTAAAAGTTTTTTTATTATCGTAAAACGTCTTGATTTGAATTGAGTCTGTGTTATAATAGATTCAACAGGAGAACATCATGTCAAAGATTACAATCGAGTATGTTAGAGATCAGTTTGCTAATCGTGGGTGGACAGCACTTGCCGATAAGTATGTTAATTCACAAACTAAGATTAGTGCTATTTGCGGCAATGGTCACGCAACAACAATTACATGGAATAATTTTCAAAGAGGTCAAGGTTGTAGATTCTGTGCTGGTAATATTAAGTTTTCATACGACCAAGTAAAAACTGTGTTTGAAGACAATGGTTGTGTCCTTCTTGAAAAAGAATACACAAGCAATAATACGCCTATGAAATTTTTATGTTCATGCGGTGTAAAAGATGTAATATCTTTAACATCAATTAAAGCTGGAGCTAGATGCAATCAATGTACTGCAAGAAAGATTGCAGAAAGCAATAGAGTTACAGATGAAGAATTAAAAAAACGATGTGAAACAAAAAAGTTTAAATTCATAAGATCTTTTGTAAACAAAGATAATGATAGAACATATATTGAATACGTTTGCCATTGCGGCAATATGTCAAAAACTGGTCTTTTCAATTTCAATAAAATTGAAAATTGTCGCATTTGTGGTAATAACAAGAAAAGTGGTAAAAATTGTTACAAGTGGAATGCTGATAGAGCAGAAGTAAGAAATAGAAAAATAATTCGCAAACGATTGGGAAACATTATCAATAGATGTCTATTTAAACAAAATGGTCAAAAGTCTGCAAATACCGAAAGACTATTAAAATATCATCCAAATATATTAAAAGAAAAAATTATGCAACAAGTAAAAGAACTTGGTTTGGAAAATAAAGCATGGCATGTTGATCATATATTTCCCGTACAAGCTTTTATAGATCATAAAATATATGATCTAAGTCTTATTAATCATATTGATAACTTAAGAGCATTGTCAGAAGAAGATAATCTAAAAAAATATGATAATTATGATAAAGATAAATTTTTAAATTGGGTTATTTCAAAAACAAAATTTGAAACAATAGAAGAATTTCTGGCAAGTTATAATGTTTCTTTTACAAATGAAAATTTAATAATAACAAAAGATATAGCAATATGTTTTGTTAATATTATTAAGACAAATCAAGATAACAATGAACAGCGCAATAAAATGATGGTTGACAAACATACTGTTGTCATTTTTTCAGATGAATGGACAACAAGAAACAAACAAGTTAAAAATTTTTTAAAAAGCCTTTTGCATCTTAATAAACAAAAAATTGATGCAAGAAAATGTGATATAAAAATAATTGATAATGATCTTGGTAAAAATTTTTGTGAAGAATATCATATACAGGGTTCAAATAACCTAGCTTATCAATTTTTTGGTTTATATCATGCAGAGGAACTAGTTGGTGTTCTTTCTTTGGGCAGACATACAAGACAAAGAGACGATCTTGTTCTTGACAGACTTTGTTTCAAAGATGATGTAACAGTAAGAGGTGGCGCTAGTAAATTATTCAAATATGCTGCAATTTGGGCTAAAAATAAAAATCATAATAAAATTATTTCATTTAGTGACAAACGATGGAGCAAAGGTGTTGTTTACGAAAAACTTGAATTTGTCAAAGAAGCAACCCTTTATCCAGATTATAGTTATGTATCTTCAGCTCATCCTCATTTTAGATTGACAAAACAAAGTCAAAAAAAGAAAACAGTCAATTGTCCAGAAAGCATGACAGAAAAAGAATATGCCAGATCAAAAGGATTGAAACTTATTTATGATTGTGGCAAAGACAGATGGGTTTATAATATTAAATAACTATTTCACTTTCTGCATTTGCCAATAAAGGCAAATGCAGATTGTTTGTATCACTCAAGCACCAATAAATTTTGGTTAAAGAAAGGGCATCAAGTGCTATTTGGCATTTGTAGCATGGTTTAGCCAATCTGAATCGTCCATGGCGGTTGATTTTTAGACTTAGGATCGTAGTTCTCTTGCTATAGTGCTTATCATCGAGTTTGAGTAAAAGATCGGCTTCAGCGTGAAGGAAGGGGTATTTCTGCCAATGCTCTATATTGAATCGTTTAGCTAATCGATAAGCTTTAGCAGAAGTCATGATTGGGTTATTCTTACCTATTGCTAATATTCTATTTTTTCTAATAGCAAAAGCATAATGATAGAATGGACGAGATGTTTCTCCACCCCAATCTTCCATCATAATTTTAACACATTTTTCTAAATGATATTGGTTCATAGTTTAAATTATAATTAATTCAAACTATTTGTCAAGATTAATCTGCATCTATGCTATCTTCGTTTCTTGACTTCTTTAATTAAATTTTTAATTAATTTGATTGCCTTGTCAATTAAATCACTTTTACGAACATCAATGTTGCTTTGACTATATTTTTCTTTATATCCAAAAACACTTCCTTCTATGCAGTTTTCTGGAACAAAAATGCCACTGTAGCGACACTGATTAACAATAGGCATAATAGCTTCTTTAGGACTGATATAGTCTTGTGGCTTAGAATCAGCCATAGCTAATGGCATCTTGCGTCCAACATAGTCATTTGCGCCATTATCTCCATGTATGAAAAATGCTCCAACTTTACCCTCATAATGATTTTTCAAAAGATCACGATATTTTCCACTTTGTTCTGCTGCTATTGTTTTCTTAGGGTCTTTGATATCTTTGCCGTAAATCTTTTTTGCGTCTTCGACAGATAATGTTAAACTAACGCAAACAAGTCTATCGAACAATGATTTGACTTGACTGGATGGACCTGACCAATAAACAGGTGTAAAAACAACAAATCCATCTGCTTCTTCCATTTTCTTGTAAACGTCTTCTTCATACATGAGATCATTTGTTCCATCGCCTTTGCCATAGCAGGAACATGGGTAATGGCATTGAAAGCCATTACTCGTTCCAACGCATCCTTTGCATGGACGAACTTGTGGGTCATCATCCATTACTTTCAAATCAACAATTGTAAATTTGACATCTTCTGTTATTTCTTTTATTGCTTTGTTCATTAAAAAACTTGTTTTACTATCTCCACCAGAACAAGAATCCTTTGTTCGTGGACTTCCCTGAAAAACAACAATTTTTATTTTGTCGTTATTGTTAGCAGTAGCTTCTGAAAGATATTCAATAAAACTTATCATATTAAAATATATACTTTTTTTTAAATAAAATTATTACAAATAAAATTGTTTTTTATGATTTATTTATTAACCAATTTCTTCATCTATGCTATCTTCGTTTCTTGATTTAAAATATTGTACCAATTCATCTCTAAATTCAATTTTATTTCCTGTTAAGGCATAAATTCCTTGCCAATCTTTCTTTATGTCTGTATCTGGGTCATAGTTATTTTTGACTAGAACATTGCTTCTCCAGCTATAACCTCTATCTTTTTTCTTTCCATGCCAATAGTGTAATAGTGTTCCTTCAACATATCCTATATTTTTCTTAATATGCTCAACCGCAAGGGTTTCCCATTTTTTGAGTACACGTTTGTATGCTTGTGTGAATTTTTTGTTTATAGTCATTTCAATCTTATCAACTAGACCAAAAGCCATATGTCTGTCTCCAGAACCTAATATTGCTTCTTCTATTAGTCCACCGAATGAATTAAAGGCATATTTTGTAGCTGCCCAAGCAAAACCGGGGTGCCAATGGTCATATTTGTCGCATTTTTGGTGTACACGGTTGAGATAACTATAAACAAATCCTTTGTGTGCTTTTATCATTTCGTGTTTAGGAGAAAGGTCTACAGCAGTGCTAAACATTTGGACTACTGGGTGGTGTTGTAGTTGATGTATGGTTTCTTCGACCCAATCTGGTCGTGCGAAGGCAACATCTGCGTCAATCCATGCAACGTATTCCCAATTTGATGGAAGTCTTTGTACTGCTACGTTGATCATGTTTTCTTTGTGCCACAATTCAGATATAGTTCTTACTTGAATGTTTTGTGGGTTGTCTGATGTAGTGACTTGAAATGGTCTATTTCCGTATGCAGCTTCTATTGTGTAGAGTACTGCTCCAGAGTCATTGACCATTTTTTCAAATTTTTTGTACAGTTTGTATCGGCTATTGTATCTTTGAGGGTTAATGATAGGTGTGATAACATAGAGTTTTGCATCTTCCTGATAATTGGCAGCTAATGTTTTGCTGATCATTTTTGCACCTCTAACAATATTTAGAGGTGCCGGATAAAATAAAATTATTACAAATGATTAATGTTATTTTTTCATGATTTCTTCATGAAGTTTGATATCGTGAGCATATGCTTCTCTTAAGGCTTTTGTCTGTTTCAACTTTACTCATAAAAGCTCCAGCAGAAGAAATTGTAATCTTCGTATTCGTCTATTAAATCTGGTCTAATGTGGAAGTCATTTTCTTTTGGAAAGTAGTCAGCAATTTTCATTATCGGCAATTTGTGTTTAAAGCTTCTTATCACTAAATTTCTACAATTTTTTTCGCACATTAAGAGAATAGAGTCAGTTAGTTCTTTGGTGAAATTAAATACACCATCACCGATTATGTTGTCATAATAAGTTTTGTTATTGCGCCAGTCTTTAATGATCATTGTTGGCGCTTGATACCAAGGGTCGATATCCATTTGAAAATCGCTTATTGGTATTAATTTATGTGTACATCCGAGTAGAAGAGTTGAACCTCTTGTCATACTTTCCTTATAAATTTCTACATCTTTATTAGAAGGCGACAAAGGATATAGCAATTCTTTAGACCAGTATGATTTGTCCATGTTATGTATTCGTTCCAAAGGGATTACTTACAGTTTGACCACCATCTGTAATGACATCGCCTTGTATCCAGTAAATGGTTCCCAAACTAATCGCTACCACATAACTTCCTATGATACCACCAGTGCTATTGTTGGTTCCATATTCGATTTTGTTGCTCGTAGCACTGGCAGCAAAAGTTCTAGTTTCAGCTACGCCATTTTTATATAGCGTTAGACTACCAGTCATTAAATCAGAAAAAGGATAGCACTGGATGAAAAATTGATCTGGGCGAACTGTGGTTAAAAATCTGAATGTCTGTCCAATCGTAGTAGTGCTTAATTCTGGCAATGTTATGAATCCATTTGGTCCATGATCTAATAAAAAAAGTTTTCCACTATCAGATTCAGATATTTGATGAACAGGAAGAGATATAACAGAATCAGTGTACGACACTATGGTCGAAAGGTTAGATGAACAACATGCGTTTGCAATTGCCGAAGTCACATCTGCCGCTAGATTCAATAATTTTATATTATTTTGAATTCTTGGAAAAGAATTCTCCACTGCTCCCTGACCTATACCTGTCACTGAAGTTGCACCCATTTTATTTCTCCTGTAAGATGTTCAGCAAAATTAATATTCACATAGTATTTATTATCACATAAAAAAACCGTATTAAAATTATTTTAATACGGTTTTATGTTTATTTAATTATTAAATTCAGTTGCCAACGCTTACAACTGCATACTGAATAACATCTGTGCTTGTACCTGTGAAGGTAATAGTCCAGACATCGCTAGAAACTGTAAGAACAGCTTTAACTGCCG